ACACTCTATAATTGTTCCTGCATCCATAGCATCTTCTTCTTCTTGTGTAAGTAAATCACCATTAAATGTGATTACTGTATCTGATGCACTTAACTCTGAACCTTCATTTAATACTGTATAAGATGTTAAATCATCCATAGGTTCAAGATATTCTCTATAAACTCTATCTATCAAATTACCAATATTTGTACTCATTATGCAGCACCTTCTTCAACTAATTCTGCAGCAAATATTGCTTGACCAAAAGCACCTAAACCAAACCATCCATCATTTGCATTATCGTTTGGATTAACAATAGGAAATGAAGGTTCTAATGGCTGGTCAGGAATACTTTCTATATCAAGATTTCTTCCTTCTTTTAACATTAAGAGCATACCCATAAGTAACTCCTAACTATGTCTAAAATGTAATATTAATTTTCTATCTGCAGCTTCGTTCCCATTAGATGTAACTCTTATAAATCCATTACTTGCAAATGCCCAACCACTTGGGTCTACTCTTAATACATCACCTGCTGAAACTGTGTAACTAACATTTGAACCATCTGTTTCTTTAACATCTACAAATGTAGAATTGTCCATTGAAAAATCAAATGTAATTGCAGTACCTGTCATAGCTGCAGGAAACTGTACACCACAAAGCAACATTCCTTCTGCTGCTACTCCTAATGAGTTATTGTTATCTTCAGAAACATCTATCAGACATTGTTTTGATTTAATCATATCTTCCTTACTATAGCAGAAGAAAAGGGTGGAGGTGGAGTTCCACCCTAATCTTCAATTTTATTTTATGATACTGCTTGAATTTTGCAGTGATATGAAGGAGGTCCGAACTCGAATCCCATCTCCATATAAATTGCTTTTCCAATTCTAGCATTTGAATCTTGGTCTAAGTCACGTACGAACACAGTTCCAAATCCTGGGATATTGGTAAATACTGGTTGTATGTAAGCTAAGTCTAAGATAAAAGCAGTATTGTCAGGTAAAATATCAGGGTCAATTACCATCATTCCGATTGAACCGAATGGTGTAATAATTGTATCAATATCAATACCTGCAACATTTCTATCTCTAGGAATGATTGCTCCTGCTATATCAACTGTACCTTTAACAAGTTCGTTGTTAAGGTCTAGTAATTGTTTTGGACTAACGCACAATACTGGTTGTGTCATTGGAGCGTGGTTGTCATACATTCTCTTTAACGCACCTGAAATAGTTGCGAATGAAAGAACTTGTGTTGAACCACTTCCATCACCTGCTGTGTCGTTGTAGAAACAGTTACCACCTAATGGGTTAACTGCTGCTGTGTTTGAAGCATTCTTGTTGAGTGTAATCCAAACATCCACACCGTACATTTCTCTAGTGCCTGAACCTGGTGTGGTATTAGCACCGTCTGAGAAAGAACCGTTGAATGCGAACCACTCGACTTCTCTTGCTACTTTTTCCATTGCTTTTTCCATTTGGAAAGCAAATTCATCTGCCACTGGGCTACCACCAAATAAAGCCAATTTGTCACCAGCAGTTGTTGTTCCGTCTCCATCGGAGGCGTTAGCAATGTTTGCTGATAAATCAAATGGGTTTTGATTTTGGGTAGATGCCAAAGCTGTGTATGTCATTTGTACACCCTTGTGGAAAATCTGAGTTACATAAGTGTATGCAGCTCTGTCTCTTCCAAGAAATTCTGTAGGTGTAGAACCTTCTTGTCCTTTGGTTGGTTCTGTAGAAATTTTAGCATTATCTTCTACTTGGACTTGCCAAAATGTAGAGTTTAATGTTTTTCCTCCATTTAAACCACCAACTGCAGAAAGTAAAGGTGTTCTTTGACCACCAACTTTAAACAATTCACCAGTGAAGTTATTAATGTTTTGTGCATAAATCGTACTGTTTGTTAACGATATTTCTGCCATTTTTATCTTCTCCTATAAATTATTACTTGTCTTTTTGTAAAGTTTCCATCATTCGCAATTTTGCATTAATAGAATCTTTAGGTTTAGTATTGGAATCTTTTACGAAGTTTAGAAACTCTTGACCTACGTCAACAGGTTCTGCGTTTACACCAATTTTATTTAGTTGCTCTACTCGAGACTGAGCTTCAACTACATTGTTGTTTACTTCAGGAGTTGCACTAGGTTGTTCAGAACTACTAACTTCTCCAAACTCTTGAGAAACAAACTCCTTAATTGCATCTACAGAAACATCACCATCATAGAGTTTCGTAACAGCTTTACCGATACCTTTGTCAGCACTAAGTCCTAATGAACCTAAAGCATTATTCATAGCATCTGCTTTGAACTGTTTGTTCTCAGCCTTGAGCTTTTTATATTCTTCTCTAAGTTGTTTGATACCATCTGTAGATTCGTCTACAACTTCTGTAGCATCAATTTGTGTATTTTCTTCCATAATTTTCTCCATCTTCTCTAGCATATAAAATCCCATAACAATAATCGCTAGGTAATTAAAGGGATTGTACACAAGGGTTTACGAATGACAGACAACACACCTTGGTAGTGTTGCCGAATACGACCCTATATTTTGTGTGCCGAACTCGTCAGGCACTACATGTAGTATACTAGTATTCTTCTAAGCCTGCAACTGCTCCACCTTGAGTTTTTCTAGCACCAGTTTGTAATGAACTCAAAGATGCTTGTTGAGCTAATATACTTTGTTGTTGGCGTGCTGCAGCAGGGTCTTGAAATACATCTGATTGCAAAACATCTTGTAATGTAATAGGTGTAGTTCTTGATTGTTGTCTGCTTAATCTATTTAAAGTAGCTATCTTATCTGCACTTCTAGCAAACAATCTTGATGAACCTTCTTGTGTAATACCTGCTTGTAATAATCTTTGAGCCTGTTGTGTATTTAAATCTAAGTTTCTTAAAGCAGCTTCTGCTCCTAGTTCTGCTTGACTTATTTGATTTGTAAGAATAGATACTGACATATCAGGGTCAAGACCTGCAACTAAAACTGCATTATCATTCATATCAATACCAAAGTTAGCAGAATAATATGATTTAATTTCATCTGCTATTGGGTTATCTATGAATGCTTGTCTTGTTCTTTCTACTCTAGTTCTAAACTCAGGTACAGATACATCTCCTGCTATTAGTTCACCAAACTTTCCAGCAGCGTCAAACACAGTAGGATTTAAACCATTCTCAAGAAACACTCTGAAGTATCCCTCTCTAGTTTGTTCATACTGTGTCTCTGTCATTCTTACAGAACCATCGTCTCTTTTAATTCCAGGATAAAACTCTGCATATTCTGCTGACGCTCTGACAGCACCTATAGCAAATGTAGCATTACCTGTTTCAACGTAACTATCTGTATATGTTTGTAGCAGTGAACCTTTACCTGCTAACCATGGCACAATGTCTTCTATCTGTGCAGGTGTAACAACTTCTTCAGGTGTTTCTAGTGCATCTTTTTTTCCATAGTCACTAAATATACCTTCCAATTTATCAAAGAAATCTTCATTACTTGTAACACCTTCTACATTTAAACCATCAATAGTTTTGTTTAAAGATGCGAAATCTTCTGTATATCCAGCAGTATTTATAAGTCTATCTGCTTCAGTTCTATCTACATCATAAAATGTATCTAAGTCTGCTCTATATATTCTAACCATTAGTAAAGCCCCGTTACTGTACCGCTTTGAATAACTTGACTAAGCCCTTGACCTTTTAATCCTGCTGCCATTTTATTTAATGCACCTTCGTCATTGACAGATAAGAAATGCGCACGGGCTAGTTTAGCTACTTTAGTTGGGTCGTCTTCTTGTAACAATCCGTAGAGAAAATCTTTGTCTCTACCGTTTTCATCAAAGTTTCCTTCTTTTGATAAGACAGGACGTAAAGATGCTAAAGCAATATTGTAGCTTTTGCCTTTATATCTTTCGGCTACATTAGCATCCCATATATCTTGTAACTGTGCGTCTAGTATTGCTTCTCCGCCTCTTATCCCATAAACATTTGATAATGACTTGACATCATCGCTAGTAAATCCATTTCCTAAATCAGGTCCTAATTTCTGTAATATCTTTTGATTTACTTTATTCATATTTGCTTTGCTGACTGATGCAGATGCTTGATTGTCTTTTATAAACTGTGTTAGTTCAGGGTCTCTATAACCAGGTAGTTCAGGAAACGCTAACAACCTAAATTGTTCTTTTAACATAGTGCTGTCATAGTCACCTGTTAATCTCTTAAAATATAGATGGTCTGTTATATCTTCATCTAAGTCAACCAGTCCATACTGTGACATCAATGAACTAACTTCTAACATAGCTTTGTCTTCTAAGTTTCTAAGTGTTGCATTAGAACCGCTATCTGTACCAAGAGCTATAGCTTTAAAGTATGTAAGTTGGTCACCAGTTAAAGCATTTATAATATTACTTCTTACAGCATAATCACTGTAACTTAATGTCTTACCTTCAAATAAAGATTCAAGATATATATTTAAAACAGAGTATGTACCACCTATCTCTTCTCCTAGCTGGTTAACTGCACCATCTTCTTCTAGTGTAAGCAAGAATGGATTTTTTACAGCTTCTGCTTTTATTTCTGATATAAATAAATCTATTGGGTTTGTATCAGCAAGACTTGCATCTACTTGTTCTAATCCACCAAAAAATACAGAGCTTTTAAGTAGTTCTTCAGGTGATTCGCTTTGAAAGTTTTGACCATCAAACAACGTCTCAGATGTATAGAAAGTATATAAATCTTCTTCTATTAAAGGTATCTTAAAAAAATAATAGTATTGATTGTTAGCTCTTCTAACAAAGTCTGCTGTTGGTGTTACAACTAGTTCTACATCTGTTTCAGGTTGCTCTCTTTCAGGTGGTTGTGTATAAATAAATCCTGCAGTAATAGCAAGGTCAGGACTATCAAAATCTCGTGCTTGTCCTTCTTCATTATAAAATATCATTACCCACCTAGCTTTGCTTTTTGTTTACCTAGTTCTGCCACAAAATCTATAATAGTTCTATCTACTTCATCATAGTTACTTCTTTGTGGCTGTGGTAGATTGTCCATATCAAAACCTAATTCTTGACCAAGTATTATTTGTACTTGTCTTTTAGTTTCAGGATTATCAGAACCCTCTACTTTATTAATCATTGCAGCTATTTTATCTACTGCTTTATTAAATCTACTTACTTCTCTTTGAGAATAGCCTGTAGCTCTACGCTCCATACCTAATGCGCCTTCTTCCATAACGGTTGGTTCTTCAGGAGGTGTTACCACTGTACCACCTGTGTCAACCTCAGGTATATCGATTTGATATAATTCTTCTGCTGCTGACCTAAATCCTGTTTTCCAATATTCTGATTCAAAACTTTGGTCTTTAATTCCATAAACATCTTTATTATACACACTCCAGTTCTCATATCCTTTATTACTATTAGCAACTATTATTGCTGCAATAGCAGAGTTCATAGGGTCTTTAAGCAAATCAGGCATATCTCCTGGCTCAACATCTTTAAATATATCAGTATATTCGTTATTAACTACTGTTGTATCTCCTGATGCTGACCTATCTTTATACCAAAATCTATTTATTTGAAAAGGACCGAAAGATAATTCTTGCTTACCATCTTTATCTACCAATGTAGATTGACCTGTTCCTATGTTTTCCCCTTGTTCATTCTCAGCATAAGCAATAGCAACTAATGTAGCTAAGTCAGAAAAGTTTTTAGACGGGTCTTTTTCTAATGTCATACCTGCATTCTTTAAAGTAGTTGCAGCAGTTATTAACATTGCAGCTAATTCAAGAGGTGTCATTATGTAGGCGCTCCTTGTTGTAACGTATTCAATCCTCTGTTAGCTGCTAATAATTGTCCTGTTGCTCTATCAAAAGAATTTTGTTTATCTATAAAATCTAACTCAGGTTGTATTAAGTTTTGTACTGCAGTTCCTAATCTTTGTTGGAACATAATACTTTGTCTCTCTGCCGAACCAGCACCAAATGCAGCAAGTTCACCTACTACTTTTGCTTCTTGTTCAAACAAATCAGGATACATTAGTTTTAATTCATCATCACTTAAGTTAGGATTTCTTTCTTTAAGTTTTCTAACTTCTGCTGAAGCTGATATAGAAGCAGAACCTGCAGCTATACTAGCCATCTCTGCTTCTTTTCTAAGACGAGATACATCTTTAGCAACATCTGCAGATACTTTGTTAACTAATGATGTAGCATTTTTAATGTTATCTAATGTAATTGTTCCTGCTGGAAAGTATTGTTGTAATGTATTTAACATTAAGTAACCTGCAGTAGCTTCTTCAAACTCAGGTATTTCTACAAGTACATCTGATAATCTTCTTTCATCTGCAGTAGCTACATCTTTATCTAGCTCTGCAAATAAAAAGTCTGCGACTTCTCTGTTTCTTTCTGCATCCCAAGCAAACTTTGTAAGATTCATTGTGTCACCATATCCTAAGAAATCTAATAACGAACCTGCTACTTCAGGTATAGGAGGTACACGACCTTCTCTGTTGTGTTCTGCCATAGCTTCTTCTACTGCACCTTTTGTAGCAGCATCAAATACTTCAGGTTCAAAAGAACTTCTTAGATATCCTGCACGTATTAATTTATCTTGTAATTGACCTACGTATGTCTCAGGAACTCCTGAACCTCCAAATAAAGAATCTGACATATCAGGTAAGTACACAGGAAAAGAACCATATTGGTCATCTCCTTTTTGTCTTTCTCTATATCCTAATGGGTATCCTCTATTTTGAAATCCTAAAAATTTAACATCAGGTGCTACTTCAATAAGGAATTGTATTACTTCTTCTTCTCCCATTGCTCCAACGTCAATAGCATCTACATTTAGTTCTCCTTTGTCTTTCATAGTCATTCCTGGTATCTGACCTATGTTTATACCATTTTCTATAATAGATTGAACTTGTTCAGCAGACAATGCTTCTACATCAGGTGTTATTACTTGTGAACCAAGATTTGGTCCAAATGCTGCTCCTCCTCCTACAACTTCTTCTTGTTGTGTTGGTACTTCATCAGTGTAAGTAATCTTGTCTTGTGCTTCTCTAGCTACTGAAACAGGACTTGCATCAGGGTCTAATCCTAATAATCCTGCTAAAAATCCTGGAGTATATTCAAAATCAGCTCCCCACTCTCCATACCCTGGTAAATCTGTTAAAGGTATAGATACTCCTGATACGTTAAAGCTAATATTTCCAGCAGTATCTATATTAAATTTTAATCTTTGTATATTTCCTTTTACTAATTCAGAATATACAGGTACTTCAGGTTCTGTTAAACCATACTTTTCATAAAATGTGCCTGATTGTTTCCTAGAAAAAAATTCTATTATTGCTTCTCTTACTCGTAAACCAGTACTATGTCCTTGGGATGCCATTATAAATTAACTCCTTCTTCAATTAGTTTAATCAAATCTTCCTCAATTTGCTTGCTTAGAATATCTTGCCATACATAGTAAAACTCAGGATATTTTGTGTAAAGGTCTTCAGCATGTTTTCTAAACTCTTCTCTAACATAAAATGCTGTAAGTCTTTTAGGACTAACTCTTGGACTACCTGCTTGTATTTTTAATATTTTTTCAAAATTATCATAAGATTCAAAATATATTTTAAGTGCTTTAGCAACATCGTTATCTTTCATGTCATCTCTGTTAGCACCTTCTCTTAACTGTCTAAGTACATTATCCATATCTGTAGGTCCTGGTGTTCTAGGCTGTATGTCATATCCAGGAAATACTTCACGTAATGCTTCATTAAATCTATATAACATTTCATTTCTGACTTTCTTACTAGCAATATAGTTATCTGACATTGGGTCAGTTAGTTCTCTACGTTTTTTTTCCATAGCTAATCTACCTGCTGCCATATTATATAAAGCTGCCCATTCATTTAATTGCAAATCATATCTAGCTATTCCATCACCTAGTGCATCTACAGTAAAAGACTGTATCCATGCAACATAACTAAATTCATCTAATGGACTATCAGGTTGAAAATAATATGCTGCATCAGGTAAGTCTTGAAAAAATTGTTCGTTAGCTTGTGCTAATCCTGGTTCTGTATATGGAGTACGTCTTACTTCTTTTGACTTTGATATAAGTAATGCTGTTGGATTATAACCAAATAACTGTGCAAACCTTTGGTCAGCTTCTACTTGGTCACCACCATATTCTCTAAGTATTTGATAATATGCAGTAGCCAATACATTCATAGCAAAGTATCTACCATCAGGGTCAAGTCCTGACTTAACTAATTCTTCAGGGTTCATGTATAGTTCTCCACCAGGCATAACTTCTTTTTCCCATCTGTAGCTACCACCTGTAAGAAATGTACCTTGTACACCACCACGAATTATTGTCATAACAAATGCTTCTTGTTTAACATTTTGTATTGCCATCTTTAGTTTTTCATCACTGGATAAATCTAAATGACCTGCTAATAGTTTTGCTTTCATTAAATCTTTTTGTGTATTTAAATACTGACGTTGCCATGATTCAGGAGCTTTTTTAGATAGTCCAGCAAATTTTCTAATCCATGACGGTATAAGATAACTTGATACAGATTCAGGCGCACCAAATGGAAACACTGTTTTATAAATAGCTGAGTTTTCTTTTAAGTTAGGTAGCATAGCATCTACTGCTATCTGTACTGCAGGACCAACACCAGGTATAATACCTCCAGCTACAATGTTAGCTGACGATGTAAAACCTACAGTTCTCATTCTTGTAGTCTCATCTGTTATGTTTTCTCCACCAAAGAATTGACCTTTTTGAAAATAGTTATTCATAATTTTGTCAACAATAGGAATTACAAATACTTCTTCGTTTGTTAGTGGGTCTGTATAAATAAAACTATCACCACTATTGTTAGGGTCTGATTCTTTTAATGAATCAACTGTTATCTGCATCTTACGTGCTTTAGTAGGATTGTTTCTTAATAACCTTGTCCATGTATTTACAATTTCTTTATGAACTTCTGCGAATGGAAATAGTAATGCTGTAGCTTCAGAAAACTGTGAACGTTTATTTAAGTCATACAATAGTTCTTGTACATCGTTTAAAGCAATAGCTTTAGACATTTCATCAAACTTATCTAGGTCTCTAATGTTTACACCACCTATAGTTGGAGTAGTATTCTCAAGTTGTTTAAGTATTTTTTTATCTACCCTTGCAACTCTAGCTTGTTTTATAACTTCTTGTAATGCTTCTGCATTAAGTGTGTAAGCAGACTGACCTACTCTTTGATAATAAAATTGTTTAAAAGCTGGTGACCTAGATAGTTTATTTGTTGGACTTGACATTAATATATCAAACCATGTGTTTACTAAGTTATTGTAACTTGAACCAACACCAGGTCTCTTGTCTATATTTCTTGATACTTTGACTACTGAAGGTCCATCTTCTACAAGTCTTCCTAAATTTTCTGTAAGTATGTCATATTGTTTACGTGAACCCTTACTTCCAATAGGAACTTTAACTCCAACAAATTCACCTGCATCATTTAAGCTACCAAATTTTACTTCACCTGTAGCTATTCCTTCTATCAAATCATTTGCTTTTGAACCATGTGTATCTATGTCATAATACATTCTAAGTGGTAAACCGTTAGGGTCTTTTGCATTGTTGTAAACTACACCTTTTGGTATCTCTATTTTTTTACCATTTACTTCAATATATTTTTTAAATTCACCACCAGTTTTTTCTATAATCCTTGCTTGCAAAGATTCTAAAAATTCTAATGTTCTATCTTTATCAATAGTAATTTGTCTTTTAGCTGCAATAGTTTTGGCATCAGCTTCTTCTGCCCATGCTCTATATTGTTTTACTAACTGGTCATCAGCAGTTCCATCTACTAATGCTGCAGCTAATTCATCTAATGTTTGATATCTACCTTTACCTTTACCTGAAATTATCCTAGCTACTTCAACAGCCATGCTGTCATCACTAAGTAGTTGTAGTTCTGTAGCCCAACCCTGTGCATATCTTCTTCTAGCAGCAGTATCATTAATAACACTATCTCTTCTAAATACATCAAAATATCTATCTATGCTGTCTGCTTTTCTAATAAGTATTCCACCACTACCTTTTGACATACCTTGTTTAAATAACAATGCTTCTGCAAAATCATTACCAATAATATCAGTAGCTGCTTTTCTATTCATTACATAAGCAATGTGTGAAATAGGATGTGTATATACATTAGACAAATCTGCAGCAAACATTCTAAGTTGTTCTTCTGATATAACCCTGACTGTCCAAGCTACTCTTAAAAGCTGAAAAGGTTTCCATACTTGAGTTACTGAGTTATTAGCAATACGGACTAACGCTGAGTTAATTAACTTGTTTGCGTCTTTATCATACTTATAAAATATTTTTGCTAAGTTTTTTGTTACAGCATTTGCTGCTATGTTCCCAGCACCAAACGCCTCTTGTACCATCTTTGGGTCATCTAATAAGTTAAATACATCTTGTATAGTTTCATCAAACTGCCCAGCAAACTTCTTACCTGTAATACGTTCATACTCATCTAATAATTCTTTTCTAGCTTTTTTCTGCATACGCTCAATAGTTTTACGTACATTTTTACCTCCACCTATTGTTGTATTATCTAATGTAGGATATTTCCAACCAGCAATATATGAAGCAAACTCATCGTTTGTTTTTGCTAACTTTGCTAAATCGTCTGTATATCCTGGACTACTTAACAACTGTGGTAAGTCTATACGAGCTGGACCAAGTTTATGTAATCCTGTCATTTGATATAAAGTATTTCTAAATGTACCTAACACTCTATATGTTTCATTCATATCAGGAAGAGGTATATTACCTGTTAACATCTCTGACATTAATTGTGCAGTAGGTTGTGCAAACTCTACATCTCCATCAAATACATTTGTAATAAATTCTTCTATGTCATCTCTACTAGCTTTAGTAGTTAGGTTTGACAACTCATCAATATTTAATTGAGTTTGTGTTGCATCAATTATCTGTTGACCTGCTTTAGAACTTTTGCTTCCACTAAATCCAACATCTATTACATCATCACCAACTAATGACACCCAGTATCTTCTTGATTCACGTATTTCTGCAATGAACTTTTGTATACCTCCTGAAAACTCTTTAAACATACCTCTTGATGCCATCATTTTTTCTAGCTCACCAAGTAGACCTTTGTCTGCAGTATCACTTGTACCTAATAAAATATTATAAAACTCTTCTGTTTGTTGTAGCTTAGATGTTCTTCTACCGTCCATATTGATGTTATTAATTTTTTTATTTGATGCAGCTAATCTTTCAAACAATTCTTTTTTCTTATCAGCAGTAAAAGGAAGACTATCAATAACTTTTTCTAATTCTTTAAATCCTCTAATAGTAGAATGTGTAGTTATGTAAGATGGTGCGTTTTCTTTAAACAACTTGTACATTTTATTGTCAGCAGCTTTTCTTGTTACAACTGCACCAATACCAAGAAAATCTCCCATGTCTGAAAAATCTATTCGACCACCATCATTAACAAGTTTATTATTTCTATTAACTGTTTTACCTACACCACGTGATAAGTGACCTCTAAAGGTATATGAGTATGGGTCTAATCTTTTAGTAATATTACCTGACCTAACATTTGCTGCTATAATGTCTCCTACTGTATCTGCAGAGTTAGCTTTTAATATTGCATCTATACTTGCAGGGTCCAAATCAGGCATAAGTTTTCTTATATCCATGTAGGTCAATCCACCTTTTTGTACATTGGTATGTATAAACTCATAGATTTGTCTACCAGTGCTATTGTGCCATTCTTCAAATCTAGTTTTATTTAAAGAAGGTCTAAGTACTTTAGACAAACCTGAAGCGTTTTTTGCACGTTCAATATCATTAAGTCTGCCTTTCCTAGCACCACTAACATAAATATTTATAGCTTCTTCGTAGTCATCAAATGCTTTATAGTATTCATCTGTACCACCTTTACCTGCTTTTATTAATGCATCTTTAGCGTCATGTAATTTTTGTATCATTGCAGGTGCATCACCGTTGTAAGCTGCTGCATGCACTGCTTCGTGTTCTAATATAAAGTCTACATAATCTTCAAAGTCTTTTATTCCATCTTGGTCTATACCTTTTCTACCAACACCAAATTTAACTTTTTGTTGTGGTCCTACAGATGCTACAGTTTTACTTATTTCTTCTCTGTCAATAAGAATTTTTATACTATCGCCATCATCTATACGATTAAATGTTCTGCCTGCAAGTCCACGTAATTCACCTTTTTCATTTCTTATTTTATTTAATCCTGACCTAGTTACGTGTTTACCATCTTTGCTAAATATTAAAGCTTTTGATTTACCACCTTCTCGTGCAAGTTTATTTAATTCATCTATTGTATATACGCTATCAGTCAGTACATTATCTCCAACATCTACATATCTAATTCCTTTTCTTAATTTATCGCCTTCTTTAATTTTTACAGCTTGATAAATATCAGCACCAGTACTTCTAGCAGTTAACCATCCATTCATCTTGTTTCCTGTAGTAAATGTTTTACCTGCTTTAGTTAACTTCGTAACCCAAGCACCTGCTAAGTTTGCAGGGTCAAGACCTAATGTAACTACACCGTCTATAAGTCCTGATACTTTTCTATATCTTTCTGTACCAGGTTCTGCAAAGTTCATAGCCATAATACGACCAGGGCTAATAACTTGTCCTCTATAAGTATTACGTTCTACTCTTTCACGTTCTAGTGCAGTTATAGGTGTACCAAGTTGTTCTTGAATAACAGCTTCTATTGCTTGTAATTGTGAAGGGTCTTTAATAGTTGATGCTATTTGTTTATAAATCTCTGTATCTCTAGCTAATGTAGAATTGCCAAAGTATCCTCTACCAAGGTTTACTTTTTCTCCTTTGGCAAGTTTACGTATTGCCTCACCAGCAACTGTAGGTCCTAATTGTGCCTTAGCTGCTTTGTATCTTTCTTGAAAGTCTTCATCACCTGATAAAACACCTACTATGTTATCTCCAGCTCCAGGTGCTATAAAGTTAAGTAGAGTAGTTAAGTTAGCCCACTGTGGAGATAAACCACCATCTATAGCTGCTCTAGCTGTAGCTTGATATGGTCTTTTAATTAATGCTTCTGCTAAAGAATCTAAACCAACAAACAAAGAACGTACTGAGCCTCTACCTACGGATTTAAACTTTTCTAATAACTTAGATGATTCTTCTTGTTCTATTTCAATCTGTCTTTGTACTAATGCAGATATTTCAGGAGATTCTTCTGTAAAACCTAATAGTGCAGAACCTACCATTACATCTCGTGATAGAACATTTCCAAACTTATTAACTATACCTTCAAGGTTTATACCTATTTCAGGCTTGGATTCTATTTGAGATTTGACTGCGTTGTATTGATTTTGTTTAGCTTTTTGTTCTTCAATCCTAGCTAACTCTAAATCGGGTGGTTCGTAACCGTATATAGCCATTATGCTTTATATCTTATTAAAGCACTCGCTTCTTCACTACCTCCCAGTATGTCATTTATTGAAGCTAGTATTGCATTAGTTCTGTCTATATTCACAGGATTATTTGGCATGTATCCTTCTACCTGTGGTAATTCATCAACTGGATTAACTTGACTTTCTGTTGCTCTAAATGCACTAGGTGGGGGAGATTGTGAAACAGTAGGCTCTTCTACTGGTGCTGCTGTTGGTACAGCAGGTGTTTCATCTAAACTTATAGGTCCTCCACGTAACATTGATTCACGTTCAGCAGAACCTTCACCTCTTTGCATATCAACACCAAATGCTTTTTTATTAGAACCTCGTGTCATTATCATCCTCCACCCATATCATTTGCAATCTTCCATATCCTGGTACATACATTATTGTTAAACCATCCATATTCTCCCACTCTGATTTGTCTTCTAATTGGTCATTTAAATACAATTCAGCTACTTCTGTTTTATCTATATCCCAATCTTCACCCATAATAACTTGATGAAACCTACTGTTAATTCTATCAAAATCTTCCATTATGCACCTCCTTGTAATAAACTCATAACATCTTGTGGCGATGGTGGAGGTCCTCCTTGTTGTGGAGCTGCTCCTGCCATTTGTGCTAGCAAAGCTTCTTGTTGATTTGGTTGTGGTTCTTCTGCTGTAAAATATTTTTTTAATATACTTCCAATGTTATTAGGACTTGTATATATCTCTACTAATGCCATAGATGCTTTTGCATTACCTTGACTAGCTTGTGCTAATAAAGAATCAAACATAACACTTTCTGCTTTGTCTTTGGTAATACTTTCGTTAATAGACTGAAGATTATCTAAACCATCCATTTCACGTTGCATAGTTTCTTTGTCTATAATACCTGCTTGAAATAGCTGTAGTCCTGTAATAACTTTACCTGCTTCATCAAATGTAGCCATAGCACCATATTTACGTCTTGTCAGGTAATTACCATCAATATCTGTAGAAGGTGTGTAGTTCTCTGCAAATGCTGAACCACGTAATGTACCAACTAATGGTTTACGTTTACTTAAAGATAACTCATCAAACTCTAATCTTTTGTAATCTATTTCTTGTATAGCGTTTTGTAAAACTTTATGATATTCATTTACCATTGCACCTATACCAGCTTGTAGTTCTTCTAGTCCTCTACCTGTAACAAAGCTGTTAGGAGATATAGAATCGTCTTGCACTGGATAACCTGCAACAGTTCTTAAATGTCTTTCTATTCTACCTACTGATTCAAACAACTGATACGGTAGGTTATTGACTGGTTTTATTACTTGTGAACCTGGAGATAGATAGTTTATAGCATTTCTACCTTTTCTGTATTGTCCTGATTCAATTTCACCAACTACATTAGTTTCTGTAAATACTGCATCTTCCATAGCAATTACTGACATTACGTTAATTTTTGCCATAGCAGCCATTAAACCAATAACTTGGTCAAATTGTCCTTGTATTTGGTCAAAAGAATATCTTTTAGCACATACAAAGGATGGACCTGATTGTAATGGGTTAGGTACAAAATCTACAATTTTATTAGATGCAACGTGTACAATGTATGTTCCTTCAGGATTTATGTATTCTACAATAACTTCACCATTGTCATTAGAGTTTTCCCATGAACCTTCTTGACCATAGTTTGTATATATACCTGTAGTAAAACCGTATGGTTCTTGTACTTCATCACCTTTTTCAGCAAAGTAACTTTTAAGTTCAGGATACATTCTTACTAATACATCAGCAGGTATGCTTCTAATTGTTACAAGCTCTTCTGCCATTTGATTAGCTCCTTGATAACCTGGGAATGTTGTATATGGGTCACGTAATTCTGCTACTGGATACACATTGCCCTGTGGGTCAGTCTTACTTGTAATAACCCAAACAGCAAAACCGTATCCTGGTAACCATCTAGCTACTTGTGGTAACTGTAAATCTAATTTTTGGAACTGGTCATAAGATGTAACTATGCGTTCTAGCTTATCTTTTTTCTTTTTATTTCTTTCACTATCTCTAGGGTTTGTGATATGTACATCTAATGCTGGTACTCTACCAATTTTTTGTGCAAGTCTGTCTAGTGCAGATAGTAATAAGTTTGGAGCAGGTAACATATCTGCATCCATACTTGATATTGATTGACCTAGTAATGCTTTAATTCCATTTTCACCACCATTAATAATTGCACGAAACCTTGCTCTATCAGGCAATGCCTCATCGTGCATTTCTTTTAAGAATCTTGTTCTGTCTAGTATGTCTTTAACTAACATTTAACTCCATGGCGCGTCATTCCATTCTACTATATCAAAACTATCATAGCTAGGTCTGTAATCAATTCCTATATCAGAATAGTGTGCTTTTTGCAACTTACGTAAAACTTTAATTGGAAACCAACTAGCCATAACTATATCAGATTTGTAAACGTTTTTCCGTCTTGCTGAAAAATAAGATAATTGTTTTCTATACATTTCTGACTTAACCTGCGATTCAGGATTACCGTATGGTAAAATTATTAGTTGGTCTTGAAACATAGGTGCCAATGATGTAACACCAAAATGGCTATCCCATTTGTTTTTGTAAGTCTCATGACCTTCTAAAATAATTCCATTTTTATTTGCATATTCTTTAATACGTGGGTCTTGTCGTATAGCTTTTTGAAAGTTGTTTTCTTCAATAACCCAATGATATAAGTTGTACATTTGATGCCATTCTTTAATAACTTGCAATGCTTCTTCTATACCACCGCCTTTATTGTTTTGTATATCTACCATTTGTAGCAATGCATCTTCTCCATCATCTAGTATTGCCCATAAAAATGCAGCTTGATAACCTGATGCTGCTGGGTCTAGCCCTGCAACAAGGTAAGAGTGTTGTGGTATTTCACCTACAACTTTATTTGTGTCCATACACTTAGATATAGCTTCTATATTAAATATACTTGCACTACCTTCTCCTGGTCTGTTTTGATAAACCATTTCAAATCTTTGTAAACCACCTGTAGTCATAGCATCACGTTTTCTTGACAACAACCATTTGTATGTTCTAAAACCTGACCACAACATACAATCTACATGTTCATCTTCTTCTAGTTCAGGAACGTCACAACTAGAATCGTGTGCTTCTTCTATTATTGTCTCCCATGCTTCTGAATCAAGTAAAGAACTATATAAGTCATCAGGATGCTGTCTTGAACCAATAACAATAATTGCTGTGTGTTCCTCTTTACGAGATGCAAGTGTTGTAGTCCACCAGTTTTTTGTATTATGTCTTGCACGTGGTTGTGCAGTAGATGCATGGTCTTCAATGTCATCTGCAATAATTAAGTCACAGTCACGAGAAAGTATCTTACCACCTTTACCTATACCAATCATAGTTGGTGACTTTATACCATGTACTGTTCTAGTAGATACAGTAAAACCATTTTGTGACCAAGACTTACCTGTTCTTGTTTTAGGTTTAAAAGAACCACCTGGTCCACAAAAATCTTCTTTAAGTCCTTCATTAGATTCTAAAGTATCTATTACAGATGACACAGAGTTTTTTGCTATATCTTCATTTCCACCTACCCACATAATTCTAATGTTAGAATTTTTCATAATACGCCATATAGCAAAATGTATAAGTAATTCTGTTTTACCATGACGAGGTGGTGACAATATCATTTGTTGTCCACCTTCGTCTATTGCTTTATTTAAAGCATTTATCCATTTTTCATGAAATGGTGCTGTTTCAAAAGGTACACCTTTTTCTGTAAGAAAGTATCTATTTCTAAACTCTTTAAAAGATTCTAATGATTTAATAGCTTCTGTTGGTACATCCCAATCAGCTTGTGCTTTTTCTAGTTCTACGTCTTCTTGATACGCTGCAAGAAATCTTGATACTTGTGCTTTAGATACTTTAAGTATTTTAGCTGCATCATCTCTTGTAATTTCATCTTCCAATACTTCTTTAACAAGTCCATCTTGTACGAACTTGTCATAAACATCACCACGTCTAGCTGATACACGTCCATCTTTTGCTGTAGATTTTTTCTTAGGTTCTTTAGCTTTAACGTTAGTCTTTTTATCTTCAAGAATATAGACCTCACCGTTCTTTTTAGCTCTCCATTTACGTTTATCAATTAGCTGCCTGCATTTATCTGAACAAAATTTTCTTTGACCTTTTGGAAGTAAATTACTGCACTCAGGAACAGCGCAGACTACATTTACCATTTTGTTCTATTAGCCCAATAGGCTGCTGACATTTTTCCTTTTTTAATATTCTTTGCATGCCTTGCTTTAAAAGATTTACGTCTAGCTTTCTGTTTAGCAGATGATGGATTTTTACCTGCACCTGATACACCTTGTTGACCAAATCTAATTAATTTAAGTTGATGACCTTGTTGTGCTAATACTACATGTGACTTTTTAGGATGCTTAGGTGTACGTTTAGGTTTATTAACACCTTTAAGTCCATGTTTTTTTAACAAAGCTTTTTTGCGATTATTATGTGCCATTACTTTCCTACAGCTTTTTGCGCACGTTTATGTGCTTGTGTAAAAGTTGCACCACGTTTCATAGAATTATACATATATTGAATATGTTTTTTTGTATGATGCTTAGAATGTTTTTTCATAGTCTGTTGTTGACGCTTAGTCAAAGCAGATAAATCTACACCCTTAACTTTCATTTTCTCCTCCTTTTTTTAGTAGCTCTTGATTTCTGTACAGCTTTCAAATCTATAAACCGTCCTTCTTTATAAGCTTTAGCTGTAGCTCGAATTTCACGTGCCACAGAGCCTTTAGAATTTTTTTTATTCTGTAAATACTTAGCAGGTACACCCTTCTCATAACGAACTTTACGTTTACTTTTTTTTCTTGGAGGCACGTTTTTTACCTTTCTTCTTCAAGTCATTATCTTGAGAATGACCACCCCTAATAAAAGAATTAACTCTGCCCATAGCCCAAGCAGCCATGGAAGCTGATTTACTACCTGATGATAGATATGCTCCCTGCCCTCTTCTGTAAACGGCTGCAAGTTGTCCATATGTATATTTTGATTTAGCTGCTTTTTTTTGTAATGTAGCTTTAGTCTTTGCATTAATAGGTTTTCTTTTAGGTTTTTTCTTAGGAGCCATTAGCACCACCTTTCCAAGCAAAGGACAACTTAAATAAATTATTTAAAAGTTGTCCTAAGCTATTAATTGTCATGTACTTATATTAGTACATTTTTTTTGACTTGCGAGATTTGTTACTCTTCTTCGTCTTTGGCTTTTTCATCTTGCCGTACACTGTCATACCTCCTAATTTTTTTATTGTATTCTACGCATGCAAGATTCCTACACAACTTCCATTTGCGTTTAAAAGTTAATGCCTTGCCACAAACCTTGCAATTTTTTATCATTATGTTAATCTATTTTACTCATGGCTAAGATAACAGACAACGAAATTCAAGACAAAGGTAGAGAAATTGCTATAAGGCTAGATTACCTAATGGCAGTGGTTGACAAGTCATACAACAGACACCAAAGATGTTTAGTGTGTAATGAACAGTACAGACACCACAAAGATGGTCTACCTTGTCTATCTGATGATAATCCAAAACAAATTATAAGAACTGACCGTTGGGGTAACGTTACTCAAAAATAACTTGGTCGATTAATTTCTGCCTTACTTCTAAAGTTCGTACATCCCCAGTTGCTTTTAGTTCGCTAATAGGCACTAGCAAAGAGCGTGAAAAAAAATTTTTATTTTCTGTCTTCACTATCTTATGTCCGTCAGCTATCCAGTCAATAAGCCAGGGATTTAATTTTTGTGGGTTCCAATATAGTATTTCTTGTGTTGGAT